AACGTCCGTCCGTCAACAATACGGGGCTGATGAAGTTTCTAGTGACAATCGTGCCCTGCTTGGCAAGCATTGAGTCGCGTAGATCTTTCGAGAACAAGAGGAAGCTTTCTGCCGCCTCTGCTGCTGTAGGGTTAGTTGCGATGTATTCTGATGGTGTCATTATATTGCTGCGATTTCCGAGATGAGGGTGTCTTGCAAGCCTTCTAAGGTAGCGAGGTCAAGTGCAGGGCCAGCGTGGTAGGTTGCTAGTCGAGCGTCGGTTCGTGTGCCCGTTGTGCTCTCTCGGAATAAACCCATTTGAGTCGGAGGAACAGTTGTTGAAAAAACGCCAAGTGCCGTAGAACTTCCGTCAAGTCTTAGCGTATAAGAATTATTGGCGGATCGTGAGTGACCAATAAAGCCAAGGATTGAGGTCGCTGCCGTTGTTTGGTTGGTAAAATTCCTGCTTTTAGTGTTTACCTCGTTTATGATGGCGGTTTCTCTTATGACCAATCCTTGTGCGCCAATAAACGCTCTGGTTGCTGGAGTTGCGCTCTGTTCTGTTAGATACATGCTAATCGAAACGTCATCAAGTGTTCCCGCATCGTCAGTCGTAATGCCTGTCGCAATATCCTTAGTAGAGCCATTACCCTTTAGACCAGTCAACTGATCTAAGTCAGCGTCAACAAAGTTGTTCTGGGTAGGTACTGTCATACCGTCACGTAAAGGAACTGTGACACCCTGTATACCTACACCCACAAAGGATGCAGCGGACTTCATGTCGTCCCAGTAGGCTCCGCCCAGCGTTACTAGACTATCAATGTAGTTAGCTAGAGGCTGGCGGTATGCTAAGAATGTTGAGTCACCAGCATTTACCAGTCGGCTAAAGTAGTTAGCTGCTTCTGTTGAGAAGCCTATGCCCGCTATCTCAGCTAGTAATGTTGCTTGCAGACCTCGCAGTGTTGCTAAATTTAGTGCAGGGCCGACGTGGTAAGTAGATATTCGGCAATCATTATGTCCAATGGGAGCTAATGGTCTAAACGCAAACAGTGAAAAATTTGTCGTTCCCGTATCCGAAGATGCTTCAACCTGCGTTACTTCACGATCCATAACATAGCAGTCAAAATCAGCCGAGTTGTCTCGTGAAAGCCCGATAAATCCAACAGAGTCAGTAGTGCTGTCAATATTTACTGCCGTGCCAGATTGAGCCTTAAGTGTAAACCTCTGGGAAACGGTGAAACCCGCTTGAATAACCTGCTTGTCAAATGAGGATAGATACTGACGACCCGATGTGCCACGTTCCGTGGTGTAGCACGAAAAAGAAACATCATTAATGCTTACGGAATCGCCAGCCACATTTGTATTAATTAATTTCGTGGATGCATCACCCTTTAGACCAGTCAACTGATCCAGATCACCCACAACAAAGTTTTCGTTAGACGGAACCGTCATACCGTCACGTAGAGGAACAGTTACACCTTCAATACCTACTCCCACAAAGGATGCAGCAGACAGCATTGTATCCCAGTAAGCTCCGCCAAGCGTTACCAGACTATCAATGTAGTTAGCTAGTGGCTGCTTGTAAGCCGTGTATGTCGTATCACCCGCAGTGTCCAAGCGGTTAAAGTAGTTCTGAGCCTCTGCCGAAAATGCTCCGCCAGCAGAATATACCTGTGTCGTGCCTAAATATGCAAGTGCGACCTCAGTTGCCCCGAGGTAAATCTTGTCCGCTATTGAACTGCCGAGTGATAAAGCCATACGTTATCCGTTGATGATGTAGAATGTAGTAGCGACTGGTGCGCCAGCGTCATACTCCGCTTGAGTAAGGCTGACCACGTTGAATACTTGGTCGCTGCCCGTTGGCTCTGCTGCTGTTTTGCTAAACACAACATCGTCAAAGATTGCAACATCAATGCCAGACCAATTTGCTAGGTTAGCTGAATATCCCTGAACCGTGGTGTTGATGGCTGCTGGCTGTAGCGAGGAGTCTGCTGTTGTGCCTTGCGCTGCCGTAGCATATGCTGTGGATGCTGTTGTGGCTGCTGTGCCGAGTCCTAGGTTGGAGCGGGCTGCTGAATTAGATGAACTCTGTAGTAGAGTGTCTATGTCTGTTGATACTGTTAAGTCTGCCATGATATTATTGGGTTAAGATCCGAAGGGTCGTTTATATAGTGATGTTGCGTCTGGTTGACGGTATAGTGAAAGACCATCTGGTCGCAGGTAGTTATCAACCCCTGGAATTACTGGAGTTAAATCTGGTCGAGCGCCACGAAATCTACGTGTGCCAACATTGCCAAAGGATCGTCTGAATCTAAAGTGCGCCATATTTACGTGACCGAGTTATCAGTCGAATACTGGGTTTTAAGTTGGTTGGTGAGGGCTGCAATAGCTCCGTCCCTACTGGGCTTCATTAGAGACCGCTCAAGGGCGTTGTTTACATCACGCAGGGCTATAGGGTTGAAACCACTGTCGCTGTCCTGTGAGGCTCTGTAGGATCGTGCTGCGTCATACGCCATGAACTCTGCCCACTCGGATGGGACTTCAGACACTGTGCCAGACTCCCCGTTGCCGTATGTGTCTGTCCAAGCCTTCTTGTATGCTACGTAGATTGTTCCCGTGACATTGCTTGCAACGCGAATGCCATTGCTGTCTGGGTATGCTGTGAGGGTTCGCGGATCATTACCAGACCACTTTGCTGCGCCCCAGTATGCAATAGCTTCACCGATCTCGGAAAGCTCTTGGACATACGGAGATAGGTCTACGCCTTGATCTGTAACCCATCCTGCTTCTGGTGGTGTGGCATCTACTCCGTCATTGTAGTAAAGGACATCACCTGGCTCATACAGCCAATCGCCATCACTTGTGACGATGATACCAGCAGAGGTAATGTATACCAGCGAAGCAATCTCCCATCGAGATCCATTCCAGCTAAGGCTAAATACTCCCTGCTTGTCTTCTACGATGTTGTAGCTTGGCTTTGCATTTGCATCGCCGTTACGCACGTACAGACCATTTGACGGACCGAATCCGCCGCCGTAGACGTTGTAGCCGTCCTCAGTTGTGGCAATATACCCACGAGCTGCTGTGCGAGGCTCTAGCACCAAGTAACGTTCCCAGTAGCGGGATTCGTCGTAGATTGTCCGAGCCGCTGAGTTCAACAAGAACCCGATGTTGGTCAACTCAGTTCCCGAAGAGAAAGCTGCTCCAGCACGTGCTTGAGTTAGCCCGATGACCTCATTCCATGTTCTTGTGTTTGCCATTATCTTTAAATTTGGTTAAGTGTTACAGCCACTCGCCTGTGAGGCCGCGCTCCTTAAAGTCCTTCTGTTTCCATGCCAGATAGTCTGGGTTTACAAAGTCCGTGCCGTCAATCGCTTGACATTCATACTGCATTTCCTTTTGTTCAAACACGTCGAAGCAGCCAGCAAAGTTTAGAACACTGTTCTCACTCCTCTTATTGCCACTGCCATACGTCTTTTTCATGTATTGACGCATCACCTCGTCCCGACGGGCGCGACCTGCTGGTGACATTAGCCACTGACGGCGCAATTCCATCTTGGCAGCCAGGGCTGTTAATTCATCGTCTGTCAATATTTTACGCATATCCTAATACTTTGCTTTAGTCTTGCCGCCCGTATTGCCTTTATGCTTGCATTTTGGTTTGTTCATCATGATCTGTTTCCTTTTCTTAAGTTAATGGTTGCGGGTATTACTTGTAAATTCCAAGGAACGTGAAGTCCAGTAAATCCGTCTCCAGCTAGTGGGAGTACATGATCTACGTGGTGCTTAATTCCTATGCATTCCGATATTCGGCTTGCGTAATTATAAAATTGATTAAGTGTTCCAATTTGCTGTTCACCTAATAGTTTAAGGCATTTGCTCATCGGGATACTTCGTTTCTTTCCTGACTGTACTACTTTTCCTCTGTTCTCCGACCTCCAGTTCCTTAGATACTCGTTGTGGTATTCCCTCGGCTTTGAGTCGCGCCATTCTTTATTTTGAGCTAGGATGGCTTCTTTGTTGCTTTCGTAACGTGCCTCCCTGTATTCCTTCATCTTCTCTGGATTGTCATCAGCACGCTTCTTAACACGTGCCTTAATTTCCTCCTTGTTTCCTTGGTAATGCTCTGCTGCTCGTTGCTTTAGCAGGTCCTCGTTATCTTTAGCCCACTGCTTCTTTCGTTCCGCTGCCTTGGCATTGTACTCTGCCTCTTTAGCTGGATTGTTCCTCCGACGCTCAATCTGCTGGAGCCTGCGGCGATCCTTCTTTTCTTCTTTTGTTAAGTGACTTAAGTTTGCTCTGCCCATGTATGCATGGTAACATGAATGTCAAATAAAGTCAAATGAGGACGGCTGAATTGATCAACCGCCCTCATGTAAACTAACGCTTTCTAGCTTTCGTCAGAAAACTGGACCTTCCCAAGACCATTAGGTCCTGTGGTCATCAGTGCGTAACGTGTGTCAACCGCGCCCTTGTAAGAGCCACCCAAGAAAGGATAGTTCTCTGACTCGATGCCTTGGTACTCAGCAACGCTAAGAAGGCTTGGGTTGATGAAGTAACCGCGATCCGAGGAAGGCATGCAATTAGGGTTTGCGCTCTTCATCTTGATTTGACCGAACTGAGAGTCAATGATCTCAACCATCCAAGGGATAGTAGTAGTACCATTCACGTTGTAGTCAACTTGAGAAGCTGCACCTGCTGTGCGTGTGAACGAAGCAACGATGTGCTCGCGAAGACCTGGACCAGCGACCAACCAAAGATCTTGCATGGTTGTGTCTTGGCTCCACATCGAAGCGATTTGTGCGCCCATTGCGGCATCATCGTAGTCAGCCTTGAGGCCGCCGTAGATGGATGCTGCTGGAGTTACATAGAGTGCGTCAACACCATTTGCTGCAACGCTGGAGATAAGAGCGCCGATACCAGCGGTAGCACCACCAGTTGCACCTGGAACGTCAGGAGTCTTGCCTTGGTCACCGCAAAGAACGAACTCTTTGTCAATCGCAACTTCAATTGCAGACTTGTCGGCTGCTTTGATCATGTTTGCGACAACAGCGGAGTCTTCTTGCTCTTGCTCTTTCGATACTGCGTACTCAACAACTGTGCGCTGTGCTTGACCTTCAAACTCGCGAACTTGCGAGAATGCGTCACGACCAGCGTTTGTGTCAGCACCTTCAACGTGTGGTGTATTTGCCACAGCTTTGAGCTTGTCCATGAGGACGCGCGGACGCTTGTTCTTGGTTGCTGTGTGGTTCAGCAAGCCTGTTACGGGTGTGATGTCAGCTGCAAGGAGTTCCGCTGTTTGGCGGAGGGACTCGCGATTACCGACTGTACTTGAATATGATTCTGCCATAATATTATTTTCTGTTTAAGATTCTGATTTGCTGGTCAGCGTCGCGCCGAGCAGCTATTGTTTGCCTTGGATCACTTACGATCTTCTGCAGTTTTTTGACCTGTACACTAGTACCGTTCGACCGTTTCGGTGATCGACCAGCTTTTGTATCCAGTGAGACGCTCTCTGTTTTAGACTTGGGAGCCTTGCGCTTGAGCTTCTTGCTGAACTTCTTGGTCTCTGGCACTTTAGTTACTGCCGCACGACCAAGGATCTCAATTAGCTCCTTTGCATACTCTGGGAGGATATTCTTAACCAACTCGAACTTTGGGTTAGACAAAAGAGTTTCATACTCCTTAGCTTCGTCCGAGTCGTCTTCGATCCCTAGTTTGCCACGGACTTCTCCGATGACACCATCTGTATCCCCAAGCGTTTCTGAGACTTTTTTGATCTCCGACTTGCGATTACGTAATGGCTCTAGCTTCTCCTCTTCCCTGTCAATGGCATTGAGTAGTTGATCAACCGACATGAACTGGCTGCCGAACATAACACCAGACTCGTCTTCACCAGTCTTTTCGTTATATTGCTCAACCCGATCAGTAATCAGCTTGCGGTTCCAACCTTTAATGTTGACCTCCGTTTGCTTGATTGCTTGGTCTGCGCTCTCTACTGATCTAAGGTTGGCATATGGATTGTCGCTTGTAACAACATTTGCAGATAACTCCTGCACTTGCTCTTGTAGCTTCTCAATCTCTGCTTTCCGCTCTTTATCCTGCAATCGCGCCTTAGTCAGGGCTTTCCCTGCTTTAGATGCTACTTGCTGTGTAAGTGCTTCTAGCTCGTCCTCGTCTAAATCCTCAATGTCAAATCCTCCATCATCTGAAGGAACGTCTTCTGACTCGTCATCGCTTTCTTCCTCTTCATCCTCATCGACCTCAGGGACTTCGACTTCTTCTTCGTCGTCCTCTTCGTCTTCGGTTTCGGGAGCTTCTGGCTCTGTCTCGTCTGTTAAACCAGATGCTTTGTCGAGTCGCTCTTGTAAAAGATCTTGTCGGCGCTGCTCTGGGGATTTGTTCTCCTGAATTGCTTCTTCGGAATCAGGGATGTCCGCTTCTAGTGTATCTGTCATATCTACCTATGGGTTTAAATCAGCCAAGGCGGAGGCTGTTAGTGAAATTATAACACGTGGTGTCCTATCGGTCGTCTTTGCGGGAGTGCTTCTTGAAGTCAAACTCCTCCATTAGATCCGCTGTTAGGAACTGTGCGATTGTCTGGCACTTGTTGCCCAGATACTTGTCTGGGGAATACCAAGGCTGTGAGAGCATTTGATCGCGGCGATCCTCTAAGTATTCGTAGAGTACACGACCAATCTCTGGATTATCGTTAAGATGCTTCTTAAATTCAGTAAAATTCACGATTATGCGCCTCCTTCAAGGTTCTGGGTTTCCATATTGCCGACACTTGCTGCTTCGGTTCCGTAGATTCCGAACTCAGTGCCGTTCTTCTTCTGTGCAATTGCCATCTCAAGCTGCTTCTTGTATTCTCCGAGGAGGAACATGAACTGAGGGTTGGTGAACAGGATAGATTCGACTTGACCAGACTCTTGGATTTGCTGTTGCTCGCCTTCATACTCACCGACAACTTGCATACGCAGTTCGGCAGCATTAGCGGCAGGTGCGCGGGCAATACCAGCGGACATTTGAGCAATATCAGAGAGCGTTTCGTTCTTAATCTTGTCAGTGCCAACTTCAGCGGGTAGCAAGATAGTCTCAGCAGCCATTGGGTCAGCCATCGAAAGTAGGAAGTCAACGACAGCCTCATTGTTCACACGACCAGATGTATCTAGCTGTGCTGCTTGAATAATGGTGCGTGACATCTTCTCCATCTTCACTGGATCGTCATACATGGTGTTAAAGCTTACGGACACATCCATCTCGGTCTCTTCTGCGTCCTTGACGAACTGAACGGGCTCTGGGCGACCAGTAACGCGGAAGAATAGCTCCTCTGGTCCCTTGATCTTGTACATCTCGTAGACCAGCTTCAGAACGTCCTGGGCGAAGGTAAGGTGGCGATTGGTCGAGGCAATCTGCATTTGAACTGAGATTGGATCCGACGGATCGTGTCCCATCAATAGACTTGCTTCCGATACAATCTCTTTCTCCAAATTAAACACAGCGCCGAAGTTCGTGTTACGTTGCAGATATGACGGTGCTTGACCAGTGCGCGTGGCATATACGCCACCAGGGCCTGGACGACCGTGATCCCACGTTGGCGGCGCGAGCAGGGAGGGACTCACTTCGTAAGCTGAGTTGTCCATGTTTGCGTCTCGGAGAACCTTTTGGTTCTTCTGGCTTGCCTTCAGCAGCTCAGGAACTGTCGGGGCGCTGTATAGCGTACGTGCGTCGTAGCTTCGGGACTGCACGATGAAAGGTAATTGGCGCATACCACTGAGCAGTGTGCGCTTGGCGAATGGTGGGACTTGCCCATCGCTATCACCAAACTCGGGACTCCAGACTGTGAGGTAAATACCCTCTGCTAGATCGTCTCGGTCAATTAGACGCTCAAACGTAAAGACAACATCAATCAGGTCGCGGTCTTCGTCAATTGAAGATGGCTGCCGAGGGTTCGGGATCGAGCTGCTTGTACGGAAGGCGTTAAGTGTGCCACGCTCATTCTCTACTGCCCAGTCAGCCCAGTCCTTATCCCAACCCTCAGAGCTTACGCGACTGAGAATCTCTTGGGAGGTCATTGGCTTACGTATGTGACAGCGAGGTGCGTCGCAGAAATTTGTTGTGTAGCTTGGGGCGAAGAACTCTTCATCTGGTGCTAGGACTTGCACCACTGGCTCGCCCTGATCTTCAATGGTTACTGGGAACTTAGCTGTTCCAGTCTTGCGTAGTTCGCGGAGTGCCTTCTTTACGCGCTTCTCGTTGATCTCCCATCCTGGGATTGAGTTAAATACTTCCAGTGCTTCCTCTACGCGGTCTTCGTCGGCTAGGATCTCGATGTAGTCCTCTGCTTGCTCTGGGAAACTCTTCTGAATCTCCTCTAGGTCGAAGATCTTCTCGTAGGAACGCTTGGTGGGGGACTTGTAGTCGCAATATGCTACACGGAGAGACTTCTCCTGTGCGTAGTTGTCTGACTTCTCCATTTGCTGCCAGAAGTCTTTGATGCCAGCGTCACGCAGCCACTTCATGAAGGCTGTGACCTCCGCTGAACGTGCTACGTCTTGAACGTTGCGTGGATAGGCACGAATGGACGACTTGCGGAGTGCATTCTCGTTAATAGCGATCTGAGAGGAGATGTGATACTCGGCTAAGCGTACCTCGGTGTCGCTAGAGTTCTGGAAGGGAAAAGCTGTCTCGCCAGACTTTTTTAGGTCGGTTGTCTTGCCCTCCCATTGGCAATGGCGGATGTCGGCAGAATCCGAGCATCGTTTGATGAAGTCAGCAAGACTGTCCACATCCTCGTCAAAGGTTTCCTTGAACTGATTGTAGTCGAACTCGTCAAAATATACATCCGACTCGTCTCTATCTTGATTTCTATTTATAGCCATTGTTTTCATTTTACCACAGACAGTCCTATTGATTAATTACGCTGCACTGACTCGATACCGAGAGACTAACACGCGTGTCAAGTGCTCGCCTAGACTTGACTAAACTCGCTATTTTTACCAGTCGGTTTTCGTCGTATCCAAGTGAGTCAGCCCAGCCCTCATCGGTCATAGCGTCAATGTTACCGACCTTATCGTTTCGAATCATGTCGATTGTCGCCCATACGTCGGCGTTGTCTGCTATGAACAGCCTAGATAGCTGGGTATCGGTAGTATGTTGTTCCATCTTGATCTACTTTGTTGACCTTGAGTCGCTTGCCGACTTGATTAATGATATGCTTGTGTCGTTTTGGCACTGACACGCGAACCTTCCTGCGTGTATCGGGGTCTTCAGCGAATATAAAGCGAGGATTACCCGTCTGGTGGTGCAGGACGCGAACCGTGACGATTGCTGGTGACGCTTCCTCGATAACCTTGATCTCGCCCTTGATTTGCGCCGTGATCTTGAGAACGCCTGTCGGTAGGATGTATTTGCCGTCTAGGTCTTCTTCTGAACATACAGCAGCTCGTAGCTTGCCAATTGACATCGCTGTGTATGGTTTGCCTAGCTGTTCTGCTAGGGACTTGCATGTTTCGTGTTCTGATTCTGTCATAATTAGTATCCTCCCGAGCTAACCAAGCACTTTAGCTTGCCGCCCGAGTAGTGTTCTGGTCCTTGACCGTAGTTTGCTGTTCGCAGATAGCGAAGGCAGTCAATAAAGTCCTTCAGCGCTTCGTCCTTCTTCTTTTGTGCGCCATAGTTGATAATGGCATAGATTAGATTGCCGCAGTCCTCGTGTATGTAGACGCGGGGCTTGTTTGCGCCGTCGATGGGCAGGTTTACGTTGTAGAAGAACCAATCGTCGATGGCGGTCAGTCCCTGCTCTTCCTGTGAACCCATAGATGGCACGTAATGGAAGTCGTGGGCCGAGAACTGGTCAAATAGGTCGGTATTGTCGGCATTCTCGTTAGCGAAGAAGCGGGAGTCACCGATGCGCTCAAATGGTTCGATTCCCAGCTCTTTTTCGATGTCCGAGAACAACTTGCAGTATCCGACAACGTCATAGCCCAGCTTCTTGGATGCTGGTCCGAACTTCCAGTGTGGATCACCAAACTCAGCCCAAGGTCCGTAGGTTTTGCGGTCTGGCCACTCCCTGCGGATGTAGATCTCCGTGTCCGAGCCTACGCCTGTGACTCCAGCCCACAGACTAGTGTAATTACGAGCACCAGCGGGGTCAACCACTTGGTAGCAGGTGAACTTCTTCTTGTCCGACAGGTCGGGGAAGTCCTTGTGCTCTAGCACGTGGACGCTCTGGCTAAATAGGGGGAACAGAGATGTCATTGACTTGACTGGAACACCATACGCACGAGTTAGGATCTCGTCTCGTGTGCTGTGCCTCAGTTCCTTTGCGATACGCTCATATCCGCCGAACGGATTGAACTCAGAGTGGAAGTATACGATACCTGCGTCCTTCTCTGGGCTATATTGCGTCACTGGAAC